ACTACTCCAATGATTGGAGATAGAAGTTTAATCACTGGCCCTAATGCTGACATCACTGCATCTAATGGTCCGGATAAGGATTTACCAACAGCACCGACTAATTTCCCTCCCCCCAGGAACTTAACGCCAGATCCAATCTTGGTGTACGCCGAGTTCAAAAGATTGAATGGCATTTTCAGAGCATTTATCTCAAATCGAACCATCCGTCCCATGGTATAAAATAGACGAAATCCATTCGTCGCCTCTCCAACCTTCTTGGTGAAGAGTCCAATGACCGAAATGAATGGAGACATCCCAGAAGCAACGAGTTTGAACGTATGACCGAGGATAGTCAGTGACCCAGTCAACAAAACCACTGCCCCAAGTGAATACATGACAAAACTCGAGAACTTAGGATTAGCCTCAATGAACTGTCTGATGTATTTAATAACGAAACCAAAGGCAATCGCTAGTTCTTTTATGACTCCAGACAATTGAACAGTCATTTGATAAAAAGCCGACATTCCCTGGGCGGAGAGGGTGACAAAATATCTATTCAATTTCAAGAACGCCTTTATCTGTTCCTCGGTCATTGTGATACCTAACCTATTGGCTTCTCCGATCTTTTTACCAATAGAGTCTATGACCGGAAGAATCTTCCTACCGACATCACCAAAGACTCGTGATGCGCCTAGTTTTTGAGTAGCGTTTAACCGTTCAAACGCATCACCTAATGAGTAGATCTGTTCTTCTGGAGACAGCTTGATTAAGTCTTGCCACGCTACCCCGATCGTCTCAAAATTACGAATTGCTTCCTTAGAGCCTAGAGAAGCCTGGGTAAGTCTATTTCTAAATTGAGTAAGACCAGAGTCAATATCTTCCATTGATACGCCAAGCAATTGAGCCTGATATCGCATACCAGAAAGCATCTTGATGGAGATACCCATTGCCAATGACATACGATATAACTGGACGGCATCCTTTGTAATTGTTCTCAGACCAACGGCAATCCCAGTAAATGCGATACTTGCTCCTAGCGCGACCTTACTGAAAGACTTTGTGAGATTCGTACCGAACGCGTCCATCTTCTGCTGAGCGCCGCGTAATCCCTTTTCGAACTCAGCCGAGAATATACCTAGCGAAACGTAGGCGCGTCCCGCCTCGATACCGGATCTACTACCTACGCCAGACGCCATTTTATTTCTCCTTTAGAAGAACATTTATCGTCGGTTCATCAACAGCCACCATTCCCTGGAGGGAAGCGTCAGCCGTGATCCATGATCCTGTCGAATCTTTGATCATCACTTTTATCTTCCGATCGTCCACGATCCGTGCTATCGACCCCATCTTTGCCCACACCACTTGCCTTTCCACAGAGACTCTCTCGCAACCTGTCAAGATCAGCATACTGATCATCAGGAATGTCGGAAGTAGTTTCATTTGTTGTTTCCTTCTTTATTGGAAAAAATAGCTCGACCATAAGCCGAGCTATTTCTGTGAGAAGGGGCACCAGAATCGTTGCTAGTGCTCCCATACCTTATTCTCCGACTTTGGTCTTGGCTCTGGCGGCAGTATAGCCGAGAGCCGCAAGGGTAGCCATCACGCCACCGATGATACGTTCGGTCTGCGAACCGTCGTGTACCACACCGGAAGACATGATGATACCACAAATCGTGGCAATGGTAGCGAGCCAGAACTCAGTCGTTTTGTACCCGGGTTTATTCATTTTCCACCTCCTGGAAGGAAGCACTTGAGTGCTGTGATTGGGACTTTCTCTATTGTCTTCTTCTTTTTCTTATGGCATAGGAAAGGATGACACTGTGATTGAGATACAGGCTTACTCTTTTTTGGGTCTCTGTTGATATTCAACATGGTTGAGACTATCAAAGCCGTATGATCCCAATCCCGTGCCATCTTTCCATCAGCCATAAGTTTCAATTCTCTCAGGGTGAACGGACCTGGGTGGATCCCAATAATTCCTGCGAATTCCCAGATAATTCTCCAATATCCAGATCCGTAATCGCCTGATTTACTTTCGTCAGTTGAATCTCCTCCATCTGATACACCTTCGTCAGGAGATTCCGCAAGATCTGACGTTTCTTTGGCGGGAAAAAATCAACAAGTTCCTCAAAGAATTGTTTGCTTGCAACGTCAAGAACACTGCCATCAAACCGTGATGCAAACTGATCAGGAGTAATCCCAGCCTGATCAGCCTGCGGTTTCACAGTAGCATAGAGCACTTCGGCGAACCGAACGATATCACCCATCACTTCTTCCAATGCTCCTGGAGAGGAGAGGATGGTAAGAATGTCGATCTTGGTAATATCCTTGACCCGTATAACCGTTTCGACCGTGATATTGATGCTCCATGAAAAACCTGTCGTGTCGTTAAACTGTCTCATGGTTTATCCTTAGGCGTTCGGTGGTTCAGACGCAGTGTAGGTGGTATCGCTTTCAACCCAGACAGGGGGTTTGCCAGTGACATAGGTCGGACGGGCAGTGACTTGGGCTTTAAGAGCGTCTTCCAGTGGTTCGGGGCGAGTGAACTTTGTGATGGAGCAATTAACCATCAGACCTTGAGCAGATCCATTTGGATCTTTATTCTTAGGCCCATCCATAACCAGGAGAGCAACAGTCTTGTTCTCAAGGAACGCGGTCTTCATAATCTTGAACCCATTATCAGCGCCATCCCAAATCATTTCGAAATCAATAGTGCCATCCTTCAATGTGCCGATAGTAGCTTTCCAGCCACTATTGGAACGAGTAGTGACGTCAGCATCGCCCTTGGTCATATCCAAGGTAACGTCGCGAACGTTCGTCAGTTCGACCCATTCCGACTGAGCAGTGTCATACGAACACGGAGTCAGGTGATCGGACGAAAGGACTCTTGCATATAACTTCGCATCTAGACCTAAAACTGCTGCCATGATTGATCTCCTTATCAGGCTTTGAATTTCTGTCTGGCTTGTCTCATAATCCTAGGAAGCTGTAGCTTTGCTTTCCCCAATGCTGGAACCATATATGGTCTGGCTGGAAACTTTCCCATTGCTCTCTTCTTAGAGTAGGAATGGATAATGGGAGCAGTTCCACCGACTTCATGTAGCAAAGGGATTGTGAATGCACCAATCTTTCTCTTTTTGTAAATCTCTGGGCCAATGATGACATCTCTCTGATCTTCTCTAATTCTAAAGTAAAGTAGATCCTTTATTAATCCGACCCATACCCTGGGGGGATTTCCAGGCTTGGATGGTTTAGGACTTTGAACAACCTCTCCCTTTGAATTGATGCGTTTATACGTTCTCCCCTTACGCATTGATCTACGGGCTATCATTCTTGTCAGAGCACCAAAATAGAACAGGACGTGGTGTTGATAAGCATTAAGACTCTTCATCAATTTTGCTGGTTTGAAAATTGATTTGAATCTTATCTTTGGTTTCATGCGCGAATTGCTCTTGCTTCAGGCTCAAAGTATAGTTCAGTCGCCGATTTTGCGATACCAATATACTGGACAAGTTGACCAGCACCACTCGGAATCGCAGTTGCCGCTCCTCCTGGAACAGTGGCGGACAGGAAGTATTCTGAACCAGCGGTCATACCAGTCAGACCAGAGATCAAAGAACCATGTTCGGTATAGACCGACGCTTGCGCGTTTGAACTCACAGCAGCTTTGACGTATCCGTGGGCCTGCTTGGACGCAACAGACGCATCGGCTTTTCGTGCTTTGACGGTTCCAGAATCACTCCAGAGATTGACAAGATCACCTGCCGCGAGCGCTTCACTTGCCGTGAAGGTAGATACTGGCGTACCAATCCCAGACGGGAAGAACGTCAGATCCAGTTTGCCGTCACTCCCGAGCGCAACGCCCTTGCCAGCGTCACCGACGCCAGCAGACGTGGTACTCAATTCTTTTTCACGAGGACGACCTTGAGCATCAAGGTAGAGGAATTTATCAGCCATTTTATTTCTTCCTTATTACTGAGAGTTTATCAGATCTAATCGTATCTTTATCATCTTCCGGAAATTGTACTGGGTTTTCACCAATGGCAAGGCACTTGCGTGTCTCCCACGCTTTAGCGAGTAATTCTATGACCTTATTCGTTCGCTCTCCCTGTTCTACTGATGCTCGCAATAATTGTACGATTTCTTGCCGTCGTTCCTGTTCATTGACATCTTTCTCTTTTTCTAATTGACGAATCCTATCCTTCATGTCGTCAATTTCACCTTTAAGGTATTTTCTTTCATCAGCAGATCTTTTCCGTTCATCGCGCCAGAGAAAACCAATGGTTCCAGTCAAGGTAGAAACTACGATACAGACTGCGATCCAGATTTTTTCACTGTCCATCTTTCTTTTCCTCGTCCTTCTTTTCCTGGGGGGGTGGTGGTGCGATCTTACCCAAGATAACCTGGATTGCGAATGTCTCAGCTTGGAGCATAGGAGCTCTATTTAAGATCGAGACTAAGGCGTTGAACTCATTGGGGGTTAGCATAGGATTCTCCTTTTTGTTGTTGATCGAATTTCAATAACTGTTGCATGACCCAGGAATGTACGCCAGCCATGATTTCTCCAGCCGACATCTGAATTCCGAGCAATTCGTTTGTCTCAGGATTTCTCAAATCAACCATCTCGTTTTTATCAAACGATACAGTAGGTCCATCTAGATCCTCAAGTTTCTTTTCGCTGCCGTCTTTGCACAAAATCACTTTTTGCCGCAGTATTGACACGGACGGGATCTGCCCCAATTCTGTACGAATACCGACATACCGAGTCCTCATTCGGTCGTCGCCTGGATTAACTGTTTGATTGTAGATTGGTGACATATTATGTTCCTTACTGTGATTTAATCACACCAAGAGTTACCAAAGTATTTATCAATGATTTAACTGTCGCAGCAACCATTCCTGTTGTAACTGTATCTGCATTTTGACTACTAAAATTTCCTGTTCCAGTCCATACACCGAACGCCGTTGTATCTGTGATAGTCCCACCGCGTAAATGGAATCCACTAGAACTTGTCTTTATTATATTTGAATGACCAATCGAAGTAATACCAGTTGATCTATCGTAGTTAAAGAATATCCTATTATTTTCTTCATCTTTTATGAAGAATCCACCAGCATTATTTGTATTAATTGAATTGATAAATCCAGTTGAAGAAGTATTATTTAGTCTCAATGTTTGAAGGGTAGTACCTTGGATAGTCTGCGTATCGGTGAATGTATTCGCCACCAATCCAGCCGCGTCGGTCAGGCCGTAGCCTGAAATGGTCGTCGGCTTTCCTGTAATCGTGCTCCAATCCTGATTGTGCGCAGTAGGTGTTCTAGCATCAGATAGACGGGAATCGTTTGCATAGACCGCTTCATTTACTCCTTTGAAAAATCCACCACTGGATTTTACCGACCCACCAACCCGCAACAATTCCGATCCGCCTGGGTCGGTGCCGATGATAACTTTTTGCGTCGAATCTATTTTTACAGCAGAAAGACCAGAAGTAAAGAATTCCCATCCATAAGCATTATGATAAGTAAATGCTTTACTAGAATTCGTGTAATCGTAAAAAACAAATGTCCCAACAGAAGCAGTAAGAGCGTCACCAAATCTCCAATCATTTCCTGCTCCGGCTGTAGCATCGATTGATATATTTGCTCCAGCTCCTCCTTTGAATTTTGCGACTAAAGCGCCTGAGCCAATATCAACAAGTTGATAACCAGTGAAGGTATTTGCTCCTAATCCAGCCGCATCCGTAATCCCATACCCAGATCTGGTCGTCGGCGTAGATGTGATCGTGGACCATGCTTGATTATGAGCGACGGGGGTTCTAGCATCGGATAGTCTAGAATCGTTGCCTTGACAGAAAGATCCGGCAATAGTTCCGAATGCACCGGCAGTCAAAACACCAAGAGCAGTCGTGATAATCGGAAGTCCGCTAGTGGATCCGATTGCCCCCGCATTTGTGATATTGCCATGAACGTGAGATGAAGTAGCTTTTCCATCAAGAGCAGTTTGGAGTCCAGATATATCAGCAATAGCTGGAGTGAACTCCAGCAATCTTCCATCCGTATTAATTGAAATAGATTTAGGCATTATTCCCTCCAGAAAGGGATTTCCGGGTCGATAATTATTGTAACCGGGGAAATAGCCCGCGCAATCACTCGTATCCAGCCATGAGTCGGGGGTGTCTGAACCAATGCACCATCTTGCCCCAGGAATACTGGACCGTTGACAAAATTGAATGATGGATCATCTAACTGCCCACCCAATTGAACTCGTCCAGGATTTCCTGGAGAAGTGGCTTGGACAAGGATGCCAATTTGAGCATTCGCATCCACGTCTGAGAGTGGATCTGCATACCGCATGCCGGAACCCGCTTCCAGTACAACAGCACGATGCCCGCTTAGCGCATTCTGACCTGTCAAAATTACGTCGATGCTAGGTGCCGCGCCGCTTGGCCCCATTGGCCCCCTTGGGCCTGTCTGAACGCAAATCTGAGGCATTCCGGATGAGGCAGTTTGAACCCATATTTTACCATCACTCACTTTTAATTCAGGAGCAGCCTTTCGACCGATAATTGATGGCTTCATCTCACACCTCAGTTTCTAGATAATCTAACGAGACATTCCCCCAGAAAGGAGAAATCTTTCTTCCGACATTATCAGTGATAAGGACGTCGTATCTACCAATGATAGATTTATCTGCCTGAGGATCAACCGTTAATGAGTTTGTCTGTTCTGGCGTAAGTTCGAGAATTATCCAACCGTCAGAGTCAAGAGTTACAATGAATTCTGTCAATAGATTTCTTGAGTCGTCCCTAACCTGGGCCTTCCCAGCGAACAACGACATATCAATTGGATTTTTGTTGCCATCTAGGAATTGATACTTGATATACTTAGTCGCACCTTTTGTGATAGTAATATCTATCCGAGCACTATCACATTCCAACCATTCAATGGGCCATGGCATCGGATTACCTTTCGATATAAGTCAGTATAATGACTGATTGGAATTGATGGTAATTATAGAGTGTTTCAGGATCAAACAATTCACTCAATTCAATTCCAGAAAATGATACACCATCGAAACTCTTAAATGCTACTTGATCCATGATCTGATCAATGATTAGTTCTAGTCCAGCAAACTCATCGTAGATTTCTTGGTCCAGATCCAATTTCTTTGTAACGACAATCTGGACCTTATGCCCTTTCGTGAGATGATTTCTATCGCGCAATTCAACAACCTTTGTCAATGGGCAAATATAGACAACAGGATGTTCAACCGTATCTGTTAATGACATATCTGGCATGACAGATTTCTTGACTTCCATATCCTCATTATCATACTCACCATCTGTTACTAAGTCGTAGATGTTTGATACTATCTGTGTCGTTTTCATCTGAATACTCCAACCTGTTTGGTATGGACTCTGACCGCCCTACGATCAGCATCTGTGTACTCGAATTCTCCTACCCCAGGAAGACTCATGATCTCATAAGTCTCTTCATTATATGATATCTTATCACCCTTCCTGGGAGGGAAGTCGATCTCGGCTAATTCTTCTTTGGAGATAATGAAATCCATTACAACGATTTTTTCCAGTATGCCAGTCGGACCTTGGTTCTCAAAGATGGTTCTGGCAGTAGTCGCGGTCATCTTATACTCGATACCCTTGCGCGTATAAACAATGTCTCGGCAGAGGTGCTTCCGTCTTTGTTGTTCGAACCACCCCAACCCAGCCGCGATCATGTCTCTATGTGATTTCTTTCGTGGCGTAATAGTTTTTTGATTAATCTGTGCGCCATTAGAAATCGCAATCATGTTGATTGTAACATTAGATGATCCAAACAACGGAGTATAATCAGACGTCGATCCAGAGGCCTCACCAGACATTTCAATCGTCTTATTAGACTGACCACGCAATCCAATAGACCCAGATCCACTTGCAAGCAGATCAAAGGATCCAACCGATACACCAGACAATCCTACCTTACCAATCGAAGATACGGCAATATCAATTGTCCTGGAAGAGGAGCCTGTGATCCCTGCTGTGGTAGTCTGTCCAGATGCTGAACCGGACATTGCAATCGTCGCACTGGATGATCCACGTAGATCAACAGTACCAGCAGACGAGGCGACTATACTGATAGTCTTACTGGACGATCCTGCTAACGATACTTGTCCGGTAGCGGATCCAGTGGTGCCAATCGTAATAGACGACGATCCAGAGATACCGCCAGAGATAGTCTGTCCAGTAGCTGATCCAGACACTGTAATCGTAGAACTAGATGAACCACGTAAAGAGATTTGTCCTGTTGCCAATCCAGACAATGCAATAGTCTGTGTGGATGATCCCTGGAGAGAAGTCTGGCCGGTTCCGCTTGCGGTGATCCCTATCGTTTTATTAGACGATCCCTGAATTGATACTTGTCCACTAGATGATGCAGTTAAATCAAATGTCTTTGTGGACGATCCGGATATTCCGGTGGTAATAGTTTGACCTGTCGCTAGATGATACGGCAATATCAAATATTTTACTGGACGATCCTGATATGTCGCCACCCCCACTACTCCCAGCCGCCCCAGCAAGTGAAACAATGGTCCTTGTCCTGCGCTTGAGGTAGCGATTGTCCGTCGGTCTGCTTAAAAAGTGTGGGTTCGATTCTGCTAAGGTTCCGCGTGTTCCCCACTTCCATGCCAAATATCCGTCAATTTGCTGACGTTGCCGTTCATTTGCTGCGTACGGCAGCACAATGATTTCGCCTATCTCTCCGTTTAGAAACCAATCTGACAAATAGTTACCTATTATTAGTCTGTTGGTTGTATTGCTTGATGTTGTTGCCGGGACGGTGTATCCAAAAGAAAGTGTGTTTGGTTTCCCACTGTCCCACACCCGCATTCTGTTTGCGTTTCCGGTTTGTGTGCCGTCGAAAATCAGAGTGTTGACAAGGTATTGATTGAACTTCCCGAAAGCCGCCTGCGTACCGCCACCATCGGCGCCATTTCCTATCTGGTAAAAAGTGTCTGTGCTAGCCATTGCAAAAAGAATGTCAACACCAGAACCACCACCAGCGTACGCCAAATAACATCCCTTGTTTCCACCATTCAATCTGCGATTCACAACGCTGAACACTGAAAACGCAGAAACTCCGAGGAATGGCGGAAAGGTGACGCTCTGCGTCATAGACTGGCTAGAGCTATGGGTGAACGCAATTACAGGCAGGCCATTGAGTCCGTTTTGTCGATATGCCGGGCGATTGCCTACTGTCGATTGATATACATGGCGGCCAAAGCCGCTTTTGTCTCGCCACTCGCTGACACCTGACGGCGCAATAACGGTTGACCTGTCGGAAGCATCGAGCCATAGCCCCGGAACGAACGAGCGTACATCCAAAAAACCGCGCTCTGATGGGCACGTCAACATGTTTGGACATTGCGCGGGCATTGTGCTACGCCGTCGCCACGCTGTCGAGAGTGTTCATTAAGCAGCGATAATAGACGCCCTGGCCAGTTCCCACGTTGTCAAGAATGACGCGGACGCGGGCGAAAGTCGAGAGATCGTATGGTCCGAGAGAGTAGATTTCCGCTTGGTCTGTGACTTGTGCTCCGCTATCATGCGCGTTGACGCACGCTTCCTCAAAGTTCACCGTTGTTCCCGACACAGACTTCACACGGACTATTTCATAATTGGCAACGGTGGCTGTGTGACCAAGAAACAGAATATCCCCCGCCGCAATGTTCGTTGCAGACGTAACCACGCACGACGTTGCCGCAGCGGATACGGCACCGTTGAGAGTGGTGTTTGCGATAGATGCGCCAACCGCCATCTGGATCGCGTCAAGTTGCCGCCAGCCCTGATTGTCACTGCCGTGGTAACTTGCTTCGATCCGCACTTTAGGACCGACGGTGTACGCGCTGCCTGTCGATCTTGCCAGCGCGATGCCAAACGATGCCGCGAGTTTATTGGTTACCGTCTGGATCGCTGTGTGGCCTTCCTGGGCGTCTGCCGCAATCGCGGTCGCCCAATCTGTAACGACTGTTGCAATCGTCTTTGTGAGGTTTGTAGTAGCCATTGGTTACCTCGCCATTGATACTTCGTGAAGGGTGACAGGTCGTCCGACATTGATGTCTGACCACGACTGCGGAACCATTCGCAGATTCCAGAGGTGGTCGTACTGCGCTTGCGTCAAGATCCCAGCCGCGATCAGACCAGCACCCATCGCTTGAAACTGCGCCAGCACTTCGGCGTTGGCAATGTCCATCTCGTCGAAGGGTGACACATTTGGCGCAACTGAAGACAAGACGCCAACCGCGAGGGGCACGGCGTCCCCGGTGCCCCTCTGCGCCAAGTACTGCAACTGCGCATAGACACCCCACCGCTGGAGGCAATACAAAACATCGCGGATTTTGATAGGTTTTTCTGCCCAGGTCAGAGTTTCGTCTGCTCGGTTCAGAATCACCATTGCGTCCTGGTCGGGGATGCCGACCAGATCGGGCTGTTGCAATCTGTCGTGGAGCGTTTGCATTGCGCCAGTCCTTTCAGGATTATGCTCCGCCTTGAGTACGTGTCCATCCAGTAATCGTAACATTCTGACCAATACTATTGACAACGTTCGAATCAAGGACAATATCAGTACCAGAAGTACCGACATTACCCTGTTCATGGGTCGTAGTACCACCAGAGTCTTTGATACGATAGTGAGCAATCGTACCAGTAGCAGCAGCAGTCCCAGCCCAAGTTCCGTTCTTAGAGACAGCACCGGCCGACGCAGCAGTCAGCCAATCGGACGGCAATGTAATTTCAGCGATGAGAGTACCACTATCAGCAGCGGCACAGTCAGCAGGTTGAGCTCCTGTACGGAGTTGCAGTTTTGGCGCAGTTCCGACAGTGGTCTCGACTTGACCAATCATATTATTACGAAGAGTAGCAGAAAGTTGAACGGTCATTTGTTAATCCTTATCTCCTGGAGAAAAAAGAACCCCGCAGGCCGACACAACCTACGGGGCGGGAGCCAGTTTCCCCCGAAGGCTAGAAATTATCTGGACAACAGGACTTTCACAACTATATCGGCAGACGCGGCATCAGCAATAGCATAGCCCATCTTCGTATTACCAGAGGAAGTCTTATTGACGTTGTTATTCGCTGCAACGAAATAGACGATATCACCCTTCGAGATTACGAGAGGGGCTTCTTTGGCGACTTCATAGACGCCTTCAATCGAAACTGCACCGATCGCGCCATTTGCGATGGCACGTTCGGCAACACCGACGAGAGCGCCCATGACAACGACTTCGCCGACAGCGATATCAGCACCAGCCGTGTGATCAATTGCAGCACCGTCTTGAACAAAAGTGGCTTCAGCCATGATTTTTCTCCTTGTAAAGAGCCCCCTCCGAAGAGGGGGTTTTTGGTTTTAGTTAGACTAGGCAGCACCCTTAGACTTGATAGCACCTCTGACATCTTGCCATGCCATACCGTAGTCGAAATATCCGCGCATCTGGACACCAAGAGTACTGAAGTCGGCTTCGGCACTTTCGATCACGGGGGTTTCGACACCATTCAGGAAGGCAACATCGATCAGCGGGATCATACTGTTGTTACCAATCAGATACCATGCAGTCGAACTGTAGCCTGTGAATTTACTGTTCGACATGTAAGCGGAGCAAGCAATCGACCACTTACCAGCATGAGGATTAGCGGTTCCAAACTTCGTCGAAGCAGTGGTATCGCGGATCTCAGTGGAATTCATCAATTGCTGAGCCTTGGTCTTCAGAGCCGTCGGGACAAGCAGCAGGTTCGATTGGATACTGAGAGGCATGCCACCGTCGTCAACCATATCGAGGAACAGTTGTTCGGCTTGAGTAAGACTATCAATACCAAGGACCGTACCAGAACCTTCGATATAGTTCTTATTGCCAGTGGTGAACTTGGATGAGTTGTTCAGGAACAGTGCCCAGAAGTCTTCATTCAATTTCATGGCAGCGCCACGACCAATATGCGCAGGAATGGTAGAGAGAACATTCATGTCATCGTTGATAATGTCCTTACGGGTGATGGCGTACATCTTTCCGTAGGTATCAACTTGATTGGTGTATTCGACTTCAGTCGGGGTCTTCGCATGCTTGATTTCACCAGCATTGGTGACGCGTTCAAACTTGAAGTCAGCAGTCATACGCAGATTACTGGTAGGACGGAAGTCAGGATTCGAACTGATGCGAGCAATTTGACGCCAGACTTGTTCAACTTCCATGAAGGAAGCGAGCAGTTTCTTATTAGCGACATTGCCAAAAATCTTGGGCAGCGACAGATCACTGAAAGCAGCGCGGAAGATACCTTCGGGATCACCACGGAAAGAAGAGCGACCACTGTAGCCATTCCGCATAGCAGCGGCGACGATCATTTCCTGGAGAGAAAGGTTTCGGAAGCGCTTCTGGGCAGCTTCAACGACTTTGGGCTCTTCGGTCTTCTCGACCTGTTTGCCGAGACCAACGCTGAAACAAGCAGCGATTTCCATCTGCTTATTGAACGATTCTTTGTCGTCACTATCTTTGGACGTGTGGACGGCGGCTGAACTCTGTGGGCGGGAAGCCCGCAGGACAGCCAATCTGGTGGCCTTGAGATCCCAATTCTTTTCAATCGCTTCAGCAGCGATATCAGGATTGGTACTACCAAACTCAGCCATGATGTCCTTGGACAGATCACTGGCAGCTTGGATTTGGGTCGGTTGAGCGACATGCGCGGGAGTAGTCGCGGGAGGCGCTTTAGCAAGGATGGCAGCCTCTTCGGCATCGAATTGAGCCTTCAACATAGCTTTTCCGGCTTCGGTCAATTTCGAGGCGTCAATCCCCGCCTTGACAAGCCATTTTTCGAATTTATCCATTGTGTTCTCCTCGTGAGAAACGGGTTTTTGACTGGCGGCGATTGCCGAAGTATTATCATCAGCACCGAGTGCCACAAACGACACTTCCTTTAATATACTCCGCCCCACAATAATGCAAGGGCCTTCGATTTCCTGTCCATTGACGGTTTTGGTCACTCCTTGTTCGATAAACGTCCTTTCTAGAGCCTTCGCCCCGATTGACGCTTGCCAAGGGAAACCATTTTCAGCAGACGCGAGAACATCGTTCTTAGCAGATCCAGCGCCACTGAAGACTCCTTCTACTTGGAGAACTTTATTCTTCGTAATCGCAGTAGAATGCCCGACAACCAATGCAGTGTCGTGGTCTTTAAGGATTGGACGAGATTTATCTGTGATTTCCATACCAGACAGATCGACACAGATAGGATCGCCCCAACCGACGTCCATCTTTCCACCTGAGTACGCCAAAATCTTAAATCGCTTAGGACCACCTTCCTTGGCAGCCGCCTCAATCTGAACTGGCTCCATCGTCGCTAGAATCAGATCCGTCTTCTGATTGTTGTTCGCTTTGATCAACATTCTGAGTTCCTTTATCTGTAGATAATGGTATTCCTAATTCCCTTTGGAGAGCGATTTCTGCTGCCCTTTGTTCAAGAGCGACTCTCCAATCTCGGTTTTTCCTGGAGTAGATTTCCTTGAGGGTCGTCTCGCCAGTATTTAGACGAATCTCGTTTGCAGACGCGCCCTTAACTGGGTCAATATCTTCATCACTATCCCAAGACCATTCAATCTCAACATCTTCTGGATTGACATTTGGGATATACCCAGGGATCATCAGCGCCTCTTCTAGCCATTTGAAGAAAAGATCATTTAAGAATGTTTCCTCAAGATCATGACGCTCAATACCCTGGTTCTTTGCATACGACAGGAAGTCCAGTTTTCCAGATGAGTAGTTATAGTCGGCCGAACTTCCATTGGCGATATTCCTGGGCATGCACAATGGGCGAGCAACATCTGTCAGGACTTCCTTCTTGAAATCACCATAGGAAGTAGTCGGTTGCTCTGGCTTTGTCATGTTCAGCTTCCACCCCATCGGTAGGGTGGTGAGCATGTTTCTCTTGATTGGGAGTTCATCACCTGGACCTAGTTCATCCGGACCGTCTTCATTTGCCGTACCATCGCTCTCGAGCATACCTGTGAGCTCGGCACTAATCTCAGCGGCACCAAGGACCGCCTTGGTGTATCGTCTGAGGTTAGCAAACTCAAGGATAGTAGCGGTCAGTTCCGGAACGCCACGAACTTGTCCAGCGCGAAGTTCATCATACCAGTGAAACATGAACTCAGCAGAAATATCGACGTATTCTTGTGTAGGAGTATAGACGCCAGCGTTAGGATGGACCTTCAACATACGATATTTCACAGGATTTCTGTACTTATCGTAGAAAATACCATCAACGTTCTGATATTCTGACGTCTTCAAAGGATCATACTCAGGATCAGTGATCAAATCACTATCAATGACCTGAATATCCAGTTTTACTGGATTTTTTGATCCTCTATTATTGAATTGCATGATAAAAGACTCACCAGAAATGAGTCTTTCTCTTCTGGCGAGGCGCAATTTACGTCCCAAATGGATATTATTTGAGTATTTCTTGAATCGTTTTTGGATCAATTCATCGGTATTTTCGTTCCCAGTTATGACATTTATGGACGGTACAGTCCCGACTACGTCGTTCGTATAGGACTTAACAATGCCAGCACCAGACCCGTTATTGTCCAATTCATACCGAGATTTCTTCTTGATTTCGTCCCGAACTGCCTTACTATTCGCCTGAACAGGGGACAAATTGTCCGCATAAGCCCAGTGATTTCGGTCTTCTCTGTTCTTTTGAGCAGCGTCGTAACGAGCGTTTATACGTTTGGCATACTCATCGGCCTCTTTCCTGGAGGAAGAAGCTGGTCGTTTCTTAAAAAGACCGAAAAATGCCATTAGACCGCTCCAGGTGGAATTAGAGTAGTAAAGCGAAGACCACGATTCGCTTTGTTCATCGCTCGTTTAGTCGCAAGATGTCTTTCGGCAGCGATTAAGTCTTGCAAAGGATGCTGTTCGACAGATCCTTGGTCGCTCGAGACTCTTTTTGGACCAACTGCTGCTTCAGCGATGGCGTCTGTAACTGACTGCATCTGTTCGGTGGTTACTTCGGACATGCCCACAATATACCGCCAAAAAATCCTTTGACAAGTGGCAAAAAATCCGCAAAACCAGCGACAAAAAGTAAGCCAGTCAGAAACCAAAACCAAGGCCCAGGGGGTGCCCAGGGGTAGGGGGTGCCACCCGTTTTTGTTTTTAGGCCAGTCAGAACGCCTTCTGACCTGAAGCCTGCGCCGCAACCCCCCGCAGGTTGCCCATACGGCTTTCCCGCAATTCCTTGATACTCATCCGACGTTTCTTTCTCTGGTTGGGAGCAGCGATACCAACATGATACTTGACAGGATCGTTCTGTTCAAGAGTATGCGGTTCCTCTCCTTCCTGGGGAGAAGTAATCTCGGGTTCTGCTTGGCGCAAGACATGGATCTCTGGGTTAAGTCCAAGCGTAGCAGCAGCGACCGCGCACCCTACCAGACCGTCAAACCAGTGATTGTCGTTACACCCAGGACGCATCTTCCATTCGTCAAGGACACGCCCACGTCCAGCAGTTCTCGTGCGATACTCGGACATAATATGATCTGCGAATAGTTTGTGTCGTGTGTGACTTCTGCCGTACAGAGACAATGACCCATGTTCTGCCATACCGATTGTCAACCTACTCGCAATAAACGATTTCCATGTATTCGTATCGATGATTATATTCTTGATACCCTTCTGCGATGGAGACAGCATCCATCCCATGCCACGACGTCCACCTGGGCGATTCGGCCATTCGCGCATCGGCTTCATACTTGCTGCGATACCTTTTCCGTGAGATGGTATCAAAATCGAGTACGCTTCTGATGCCTTGCAGAATTGATAGACAACTTCCGTTGACTCGTTCCAGTTAGCGTCTATTAGAATTCTATCGATAGACATCGCTGCTTCGCTATCATCGATTCCTTCAATCGGCCATCGTTTCTTAGACAACAGTCCTACTAGACGTGTAAGTCCCGTGTAGAGTTGAGTTTCTAACGATTCGTTTGGCATCATCAACTGAAGAGTATTCTTTTGTTCGCGTAGAGTAAAATACTCGCGACCTTCGTCCGGATAGGTGCCGTAATCCACGACATACCCAGTGAAATCATCAGCCCAAGCGACCACAGTGTACCAAAGACTCTTTTTCTGTACGTCAATGAATGCCGTAATCCGTGTCGATCTCCTGGGGATGGTGCCTCTGGGGATACCGTTGGTCTTTTTGATAATTAACTCAGCAGACAATGCTTCGTCTTCTAGCATGTTGTCGTTCAGTGGCTGATTCTGATATTCTGCAAAGAACGCAGATTCATCATTGAACTTGAGATTCATCGCATGCTGGACAGCAGACGCTTCGTCGTGATTGAACCGTGCTGACCAAGCAGCCTCCGCGCCTTCATCGAGTGCAGCGCGGTTCGATAGATAAAACGCAGTTGCTGGAGCATTCCCCTTCCCAGCCTGCATTCCTTCGAATCTAATCTTACGATACTCTTCCCACAAGAGTTCGTTCTTTGGCATCTTGTTGAGCAGCTTAGTCCTAGTCCCATTAAACTCCGGATGGATTTTAATATCAAGGAATCTATCGGCCAGGTCTCCAATACGAATGACCGTGCATGGCATGACGCATGCAATCTTCTTTCCTGGCCCTGCAAGGCCCATGATTGCACCGCTGATAATCTTTTCTCTGGAGGCAATCTGGGAGATGCTCTTGGCGCTATCGTCGGTCTGTGGGTCGTCCAGAATAACCAGCGACGGACGAACCTTGCGTCCATCAGGTCTAACGTAAGACATACCACGGATACGACCAGTGATACCAGCCACGCGCAGGATAGTTCCTGATCCTACAGCAAATCCATCGTCTGTGATGAAGTTCTGTAGGATAGGATCCTGATCCCAGCCATCGGGCTTAATCGTTGGCAGGATAAGTTCGTTTGCCAACAGTCCAAGATTGGTTCGCTCAAATAGGTACGTCTGTGAACGTGCTCTCGCGTTAATACCTTCCAGGAGTTTGATAGGATAGCAGCATTCTGGATAATCCTCGGCCAATAGGTCTCCTGTCTCAAGGAGCATCTTGATATTATCCAGGTTTTGAGTGGCCGATCCTACTTCGGCACCAATCAGGACAGTGAACTCACGGTGTCCATTGATAGATGCCCACAGAGCAGCGACTTCTGCGATGGTTGTTTTTCCTGAGCCGCGAGGCATGGCCAGCGCATACATCCCACCCTTGACAACCGTCTTCTCCATCTTACTCAATACATTCAAATGATCATTAGACCATTTGAGCGGGAATAGGTCTGGAAAGTACGCTTCACAAAAGAATTGAAAGTCTTTGGAGGCTTGCAATCTCCTGGAGGGGTTGACAATCGCTGGCAGTTCGCCAATGTCGCGATAAGAAGCACCGACACGGCGTAGTCTCGCGCCTTGCTTCTCATTACGTTTGATCATCATGTTGAGTTCATCTGGCTCTTGCATGGGTGATATATTACCACGGGGGTTTGCAAACGCAAGGGCTGAGGCGCGTCGCCATCTCCTGGAAGAAAATGGTATCCAGGAGCTGAATCGTTGTAGTTGGACAAAAAACCGTTTATACGTTTTATCCATTCCAGGGGGGTATATGGGGGGTATCGCATGGCCAGTTTTTTGCCATTGTCGCTCACTCCCTCCCCGGATGTCTCCGGAGCTTCGCTTCGCTACGCTCCTCCGCCACCGGAGTCGTCCGTTCGCTCCGTGTATCAGGATATGACCGCCGCGCTCGGCCGCGCTAGGGCGTGAGCGCTCGCTCGCTCGCGCGATTATGTATTATATTAAGTAATATAA